TCAATGAATCCAGAAACATATACTGATGCTTACAGTGATATTTTTCTCAAAAAATATTGTACAGCGCTACTAAAAAGGCAATGGGGAATGAACCTTATAAAATTTGAAGGTGTCCAATTGCCAGGTGGTGTTACTCTAAATGGAAGACAATTATATGATGACGCAATTACAGAAATTGAAAAATTAGAAGTTGAAGGAAGGCTAGAGTATCAGCTGCCCGATGATTTCTACATGGGTTAGAGGATATAAATGGCAACCAATCAGTACTTTAATCATTACGGAACGAATACACCAGATCAGCGTTTAGTTGAAAGTATCGTAATAGAGTCTATCAAATCTTTTGGTATTGATGTTCATTACATGCCTAGAACTGAAGTAAATACAGATTCCATCTACGGAGAGGATCGTATTTCTAAGTTTGAAGACGCTCGTATGGTAGAAGTGTACATTAAGAGTATAGATGGATTTGAGGGTGATGGTACATTTGTAAGTAACTTTGGGCTAGAAGTAAGAGATCAAATTACTTTTACAATTTCTCGTAGAAGATTTATAGATTTAAATTTTGAAACAGGCAATAGAGATAAAGAACCATTAGAAGGTGACCTTATTTTCTTTCCTTTGTCTGACTCCCTGTTTGAGATTAAACACGTGCAAGATACGAATGTTTTCTATCAGATGGGTGGACTACAAACTTTTGATTTAGTTTGTGAGCTCTTTGAATACGCTGATGAAGCAATTGATACAGGTATTGAAGAGTTGGATAAGATAGAAAGAGACAAATCTTATTCCATAAAATTTACACTTGGTACTGGAGCTGGTACATTTACAGTCGGTGAACAGGTGTATCAAGGTTCTACTGGATACGCAAACTCTTCAATTAAAGGAGAAGTTTTTGATTGGAATTCCAGTACAAGTCTTCTTACAGTTGGAAATATTGTTGGAGTTTTTGATGCAGCTAACCAAATGTATGAACATCCGTTTTCTATAGCGCTAGAAGATGACACTACACTTCTTTTAGATGATGGTACAACAAATACCCCCAATTCTTCAACTGAGGGTAAACCATACTTTGAATCTGGTGCATCTTATGCCACAACATCTTTTGATGATAAGGCAATATCAACCGATTCGTATGCAAACAATGTGGGGATTGAAACTGTGGCTGACTCCATACTTGACTTTTCAGAGGGCAATCCATTTAGTGAAGGAACAGGGTACTAATGTTAGGATCTACCTTTTATCATCAAACTATAAGAAAATATGTAGCGGTGTTTGGAACTCTTTTCAATGATATTAATATTGAAAGGAAAAATTCAAGTGATGTTATTGTTGAAAGAATAAAAGTTCCTCTTGCGTATGGCCCCAAACAGAAGTGGCTACTTGCTGTTCAAGATACCACCGCAGAGAGAAAAGTTACAGCGACGAGAACTCCAAGAATGGGGTTTGCAATGACAGGAGTTTCTTACGACTCAGCGAGAAAATTGAATACGATTGGTAGAAATGTTAAAGCAAACACTTCTTCTACTACTACCAGTATGGTCACAATGTATAATCCTGTTCCTTATAATTTTGATTTCCAACTGTTTATACTTGTCAAGAATGCTGAAGATGGAACACAAATTTTAGAACAGATACTTCCTTATTTTACACCAGAGTTTACCGTTACTGTCAATACAATTCCCGATATGAACATCAAAGCAGATGTTCCTATTACATTAAACTCTGCTGATGTAGCAGATGAGTACGAGGGTGATTTATCCGCGCGAAGAACCATTACTTGGACTCTTTCATTTACACTTAAAGGATTTATCTATCCAAATGTTACATCTGGTCAAATTATTAAATCAATTGAAGTTAATTTCCGAATACCTGGCGGAGACACAGAAATAGAAACTGCAGAGTTTATCATATTTGAAGATAGTACACCAGATACTACAAACTATATAATATTAGACGGATATAATGAAGGTACTTCATACACAACATTCAGTAGAGCAAGAATTGTAAACGAAAATACTACTGATGGTGTACAAGACGCTACAATCAAATCTCGCGTTACAATTGCACCTTCACCTCTTTCTGCAACAGCCAACTCTGATTATGGTTTTTCAGAAACTTTTGAGTTTTTTGATGAAGGTAAATACAATGATCCAACAACTGGTACTGATATAGCAACATGAGAGATGTGATGCCTATGAATATAGATGACCACTTAGATGAAGTTTTAGGTATTGTAGAAAAACCTAAGAAGGAAATCGTTAAGACAGAGCGTATCGTTCCTGTTATCACAAATGATGATAGTGGCGATAGTGAAACTGATTTTCAGTATGTAAGAGAAAATCTTTACAACCTCATAGAACGTGGACAAGATGGGTTGGAAGAAATGCTTGAAATCGCCAAAAGTTCAGAACACCCTCGTGCGATGGAAGTTTTCGGGCAGTTAATTGGAAAACTTACTGACACGAATAAAGAACTGCTAAATTTACATAAGACAAAAAAAGATATTTCACAGGAAACTTCTGGCCCCAAAAATGTTTCCAATAATCTTTTTGTGGGTTCAACTGCAGAATTACAAAAGTTTCTGAAAACTGGAAAATCAATAAAAAATGAATAAAGAGAAATGTGATGGCCAAACAGTCTTACCTCGGAAATCCTAATTTAAAAGGTACAGGTGTCAGTGTAGATTGGACACCAGAATCGGTTGAAGAGTACAAGAAGTGTATGGAATCTCCATTATACTTTATCAAAAATTATGTCCAAATTGTAAATGTTGATCGTGGTTTAGTTCCATTTGATATGTGGGATTTTCAAGAAGACATGATAAACAATTTTCATGATGAAAGATTTGTGATATGTAAAATGCCTAGACAGACGGGCAAATCAACTACCATCATATCATATTTACTACATTTCGTACTGTTCAATCCAGAAGTTAACGTGGCAATTCTTGCAAACAAGGGTGCTGTTGCCAGAGAACTTTTGTCACGATTACAGTTGGCATACGAACACCTACCAAAGTTTCTTCAACAAGGCGTAACGGTTTGGAATAAGGGAAATATTGAGCTAGAAAATGGCTCAAAGATTCTTGCATCTGCGACTTCTGGTTCAGCAGTTCGGGGGTCTTCTTTCAACATCATTTTTCTTGATGAGTTCGCACACGTTCCAAACACCATCGCCGAATCATTCTT